AGCACCATCGCCTAGTTTGTTAAAGAAAGTAATTACTGGTAATGATGCAAGCACCAATCTATCTGCAGAACCACCTCTTGCTGGATCAAAGATAACCTCTAAGTCAGCAAGTAATCTATCATAAGTTAACTCAGCTTGAGCAACACTACGATAGTAAGGAACGCCAGATGAGTAAGCAAAAGAAGAATCATCAGTTGTTGGATTTGCATTTTTTACAATATGACCAACTAGACCTTCAGTATATTGAACACCACCAACACGAGCTTTTTGTCCAAATAACATTGCACGCTCAATGTCTACTTTATGTTCACGTAACTTAGTTGCCCAAATTCTTTCAAACTCATTTGCATATCCACGATAACGTGTTGCAATAGCTGTGTTTGATAACTCACAAGAAGTTTTAAAGATTTGAGTAAAACCAAAGTCATCTTCGATTTCAGTTGAAAAAGTATCAGGCGATGCAGTTCCTTCAGCAAAAGCAGTACCAATAACTTGACATACGTCATTATCAGCAATACTATTGTATCCAGAAACATTAGAATTTGACAAGCTTATAACTTTACCAGTAAAGCTAGTGCTAACAGAACCAGAAACTGGAGCAGTTTCAATTCTTACCATTGCTTGAGCATAACCACTAGTTTCAGCACCAGTAGTTGTGTTAACAACAAATACCATCCCTTTAATTAGAAAGTCAACTGCAGCTCCACCAGATTCAACACCACCAGTAGCTGTATCAGCATCTACAACAAAAGTGTAACTACCTTCAGCAGCAACAG